ACTGATGATATCGTCGTTAATATGGACGGTGGAGTTGGTGGATCTTGGGAAGTAAAAAATTCTGACATTGAATGTGCCATTGATGAAAATGTAGTTGAATGTGCTGAGATGGACTCACCTCCATTCACAGGTATTCCTGCTCCTGCTTATCTTCAGGAAGATCCTTGGTTTGGTCCTGCTCCTGAGCGTACTGAGAAGCAAAAGGATTATATGGCAGTTGAGATGGAGTGGAAAATTGAAGAAGAAAAAAAGCGTAAAGAGTCTGGTGCAGAACCAGAAGACATACATCAAAAAATGTATGAGATCGCTACAAAAAATTGGAACACCGTGAGTGAAAGTCAAGGTGGTTCTGAAAACTTTCAGGAAGGTCCTGGTGGTTGGAACTCTGGTAATGGTATGGGACAATTCAAATGAATCAAGACTGGCGTTACAGTGATGAGCGCATGGATGTTCGCACACAAGGATTAAACATTCTACTTAAGAAGTTTGGATCAGAGATTTGCTCTGATGGATCTCCTAGATATTCTAATCAAAGCATCTATGAGTGTATTCATGATTGGGTATCTCAAGGAAATGTCAATACAAATGGCATCGTTAAATACTATGAGGCGTATTACGCATGAAAAAAATTATTGCAGCCCTGGTTGCTGCGGCAGCGGTTGCCCTACCTGCCCATTCAGACCCAATCAAAGAGAATGAGTACTTTACTAACCATGCAATGGGATGTATGTTACTCC